GCGAAGACGTTGCGCGCGGCGTCGCGTAGTGGCTGAGTGCCCTTCTCGGTCGGCTTCCATGGAACGCCATCCGGCGTCGTGCCCGCGTCGATCGTCTTGACAACGTGCTCACGCAACGCGTCGGCAATCTCGGGCGCGGCCTCGACCGTCAACGCACGCGGCAACGTTCGGAGCGTTTCGAGCATGCGCCCGAGCGACTCGAAGCCTTCCGTGTTGTCGTTGTCGACGTTCATGAGTTTCCGCAGCCACTAACTGTTAGGAGTGTTCGAGGTGCCGCTATGCCCGTCGTCTTCGATACGACCTTGCGCGGCTTGCACGTCGGTCCACACGTACGGCGAGGCCTCGGAGTACACGAGCGTGCCGCCGACGATGCCCGTCGGGCTTGTGCCGTCGTTGTGCAACGGCAAGTCGAAGAGCCCGGTCTCACTGTTGGCGGCGAGCTCTAGATCGCGGTTGGCAGCGTCGGCGCGCTTGACGTATTCGGACCACTGCTCATCGGTGCCCGAGATGCCGCGCTTCAAGAAGATGTCCGGCGTCACGAGCGCGGCGAGCCACTCTTTGACGATGATCGGGACCTTCGTCGGATCGGTGTACGGCGCGCCGTAGCGCTTGCGTAAGCGCGAGTCGATCACCGCTGACTTCGTGTCGAGCTTGATTTGCGTGTACCCGGGCGCGCGCGCCTCGACCTCGTCGACAAACGACGAAGGCATCGTCGTGTACAGCTTGAACTCGGCGACTGTGAGGTAGGCCATGCGTCACCCATGCGGTTGCGAAAAAACCCCTTCGGAGGGCAGCGCGCGCAGCACGTCGCTCGCCGCCCTCCGAAGAGAAGCCGTGTCAGGTCTTCTGACACTTGAACATCAGGTACGGATGCCCGGGCGCGACGATGTTTCGGCCCTCGGTCGTCCACTGATATTCACGGATGCGCGCGAGCTGCGCGTCATTCTGAGGCCCGTAGTAGTTCACGCCGAAGGCTTCGCGCTGCGAGTACAGCCACGCGCCTTTCTCGTCCGACGTGATCGGCTCCATCGTGAGATAGAAAGTCGTGTCGCTGCCGCCGAAGCCGGCTTGCAGCTCGGGCGCCTCGACGGGCTCGCCCAACCCGAAAGCCTTGATGAGCATGCTCACGTCCGACGAGCCCGCCGCCGAGTTGGCCGCTTGCGCGATGAACTTGGCTTGCGTGAGCTGCTGGACGCGCGCAGTCATGCGCGGCGGGTGCACGATGCTCGCGACTCGCAAGCCGCGCGGCGCGTCGCCGTTCGGCATCTTCAAGCTCGCGATGTACGCGATGAGCTTGGCGAGATTGGTGTACGCGGTCTCGAGAGTGACGCTGTCATCGATCGGGCACGCGCCCGGGTAGATGCCGTCTTCGCTGCCCGTGAAGATGTTGGCGAAGGTGCCGACCGCCGAGTTGTACGGATTGTACGGGTGCGACGCGTGGAAGAACGGAAGCCCGTCGTACGTCGTCGGGTTGGCCAAGATGGCCTTCGCGACCTCGTGCTGCGGCCAGTATGCGGCCAGGGCGCCCATCTGACGCGACCAATGGTTGGCCTCGTCGATGCCTCGACCGTCGTTGTCTTCGAGCTGCTCTTTCTTGATCTTCAAGCCGGCAGCTGCGTTTTCGTGCTCGAACTCTTGCGTATTCGAGACGATGTCTTCGAACTCGACGTTACCGCCGCCCTTGCCCGTGCGTTGAATGCGCGCGGTGTCGAGCAGCCAGTAAGTGCGCTCTTTCTTCGACTGTGACGTGCCCTGCTTGGCGACCTTCGTCCACCACAGGTTCTGCGTCAGTCGCTGATACTCTTGCGACGTCACGAGACGCATGTCGGTCTCGAGGTCGTACAAAAATGCGGGTGTGATTGCGGGCATGACTGTTTAGGTCCCTTTGAGCCTTACGGTTGGGCGACGGCTCAGGTATCGATGTCCGGTCTCACCGGCATGGGTTGATAAATCAGCGCGCCCTTCGCGCTGTCGATTGCGAGCACGAGGCCCGCGACGCTGCGACTCGTGTCGTCGGCCGACACGGTATGGCTGTCCTTGATGTACGCCCAACCGCCGATGTCACTCGCGGCGAGCGGAGACGACGCGTCGTTGTCCCACCAAAACGCCTTGATTTCCTGAAACAGCTTGACGCTGATCTTCTTCGTGCCGTCGCCCGTGAACGACTCTTGAAAGATGCCGATCGGAATGAGCGTCGTCGAAGCCGCGCCCTTCACGACCTTGCCGCTTTGCGTGGTGTCGAGACAAGCCATGTGGCCCTTCTCGGCGACCTCGCCACTCTTGAGGACAAACGGGTAGTAACCCCAGTTTGCCTCGATGACCATTCGCTCAGTCATGTCTTAGATCTACCTGTTAGAGGTTTTGAGGTTGTGAGGCTTTGGGGTGAGTGTTAGGCGGCGCCCTTCGGTTGCGGCGGCGCGTGCACGGCGCCGCCGAGCACGAGCTTGTGCGGCGAGCTCGCGTCGATGTTTCCCGCCTTCGGCGCGCTCGCGGCGGGCCGCAGCCCGAAGCGCTCGTCGAGCCATGCCTTCTCGGCGGGCGGCAGCGCGCCCGGGCGACCGCCGTCATTCTGACCCGGCGTTGGCTTGACGCCGGCTTGCAGCGCGGCGAGCGCTTCGCTGGCACTGACTCCCGTGCCCGGGCCCTTCGAGCTCTTGTCGCCCTCGGCGTCGCCCGCGGGCTCCAACTTCGAGAGGGTCTCTTCGACGAGCTTGAGCGGGCACTGCGCAAGTAGCGCGACCATTTCCTTGGAGAGGTCGGGCCGCGACGCGATCAACTTGTCGCGGCGCGCGGTCTCACGCTCGGCGGCGAGCTCGGCGCGGAGGTTATGCACCTCGGTCTGCGCCTTGAGCGCGAGCCCGAGCGCCTTCGCCGCGGCTTTCTCTTCGGGCTTCTTGTCGTCGCCGCCCTCGGCAGGCTTGTCGCCGCCCTCGGCCTGCGGCTCTTCTTCGTCGCCCGAGCTCTCGAGAGCCGCGAGCGCGCGCGCTGCCGCTTTGGCGTTGGCGTCGTCGCCGCTCGCCATCTTCTTGAGCTTCGCGCGCAGCGAGTCGTATGACTCGTCGCCGTCGCCGTCGGGCTTCTTGTCCTTGTCCTTGTCGTCGCCGGACTCTGCCTTGATCGTCATCGCAGCTGTCTCCTTCCAGCTCGCGAGACTCGCGAGCGTTGCTTTGAACGTGAGCGTCTCGTCGCCGATGCCAGCGGCACGCGCGGCGTCGCCGTGAAACACAGCGGCTTCGAGCCCGGCGACGGCTTCGACCGTGAGCCCGCGCATCTCGGCGACGAGCTCGAAGAACACGGCGGCAATCGAGTCGATGACCGACTGCATGCTCGCGAGCTCGTCGGCGGTCGCGGGCGACTCCGGGTGACCGTCGGCTTTGCGCTCGCCGCTGCCGATGAAGTTGACGCGCACGCCGTTGCTCGCGTTGCGCTCGCTCACGTCGGGCCGCGCAGCGAGCACGCCGATCGACCCGACGGTCGCCGTCGGCGCCATGATGAGCTTCTGCGCAACGCACGCGAGTGCGTATGCCGCCGAGCACGCCTTGCCCTCGACGTACGAGATGAGCTGCTTACCCGCGGCGTCGCACATCGCGCGGATCTCACGCGCGCACTCGAGTGCGCCTTGCGCGTCGCCGCCCGGGCTGTCGAGGCAGAGTACGATCGCCGGCGGTTGGTCGGCGCACGCTGCCGCGACGCGCCCGAGGATCGCTTCGTACGAGTCGCGGTAGCTCTCGGCATGTTGGTCGAGCGGCCCGCGGATCGACACGATGGTCGCGTCGCCCTCGACGCGATTGGCTGGCACTTCGGCGCCGACGAAGAACAGGTCGAAGAACGCAGAGGGATGAATCGCTAAGATGCCTCGACGCTCGTAGCGCTCGGCAACCATGGCTTTCGGCTTCATGCGGCCTCCGTCGCGTCGGGCGCGGGCGCATCGGGCGCGGGCGCGTTGGGTGCGGGCGCGGCAACGGGGGCAGCTGGCACGAAGCCGTTGCCCGCGCTGCCGAGCATCTCTTCGGCTTGTGCGTCGTCGACGAGGTACGCGCGCTTGATGATTCCGATCGCGGCGTCGCGCGGCAGCTCGCCGCGTGCGACTGCGCCGACGATCTGCACGAGCGACGTGACCTGTGCGCCGTTGAGCGCCGTGTCTTGCGCGTCAGTGTCGCCCGGCAACGACGCGGCGCCGCCCGGTAGCACCGTGAGCACCGGCTTGCCGTCGGGTCCGAGCTCGGGCTTCTTCTGCTCGGGCTCTTTGACGGGAATCGCAAACTGCTCGCATATCGCGGCGACGTCGACCTCGACGCCGTACTTGGCGAGCGCGTCGTCGAGTTGGTCGATCGCTTGCGCTGCAGTGACGAGCGAGCTCGCTTCCGAGTTGCGATCCTTCGGCGGCGTCGTATCCCAACTCATCGCGACGGGCCTTTTCTGGATGACGTCGCGCTCGTCTGGATACTGCAGCGCGACGTACACGGGCAGCGTTTGCGTGTTGAGCGTGTGCGCGAGCGAGTCGGCCGTGCTTTGAATCAGGTCGCTACGGATCGTTTTGAAAAGATCCGAGTTGATGAAGCCCGCGCCGCCGTCGACCGTGACAGTCTGGCCAGCGATCGCGATGACCATTTCGTTGCTTTGGTCGGCGATCGTTTTGTTGAAAGAGTCGGCGCCGCGGCCGTTGGACTCCAACAGTTTGATCTCATAGCCGGGCTTGAGACCGAAAACCGTGTTGAGGCCCCATGCCATGACGGCGCGCCAATGCGCTTGCGACTGCGCCTCGCTCGCGGCTTGCGGCGAGTACGCGACGCGGGCCGGATTGGCGAGCTTGTTTTCCCAAGCGTCTTTATTCAGCGCGGCGAGCTCTTTGCGTATGTACGCGCGCCCGACTGCACGCCATAGGCCCGCCGACCACGGCGAGACGCGCCCGCCCGGAATGTGCAGCACCCATCGCCCGTCGCCCGGCGTGATCGGCAAGCGGGCAATATTCGAGCGGTAATACCAGCGATTCTCATTCCACTGGTATTCGAGAAACTGTGGGTCGTACCTGACGAAGACCGGATAGTTGCGGCCCGCGACCGGCAAGAGCTCGCCGACGCCGACGCCGCACAAGATGCCGTCGGCGGCGAGCAGTGCGAGCTCGGCGGGCGGGTGCATCTCGTCGAAGCGACAACGCACGCTCGCGCTTTGTGGGTCGAGAGCGTGCGTCGGTTCGAGCGACTTGACGACGTCCGGGTCGCCGCGGAAATGCCGCGGCAAGCGCACGAGCCCATCGGTGCGGGTCGAGAGCACGCCGGCGAGCACGCCGTCGCGGCGGGCCGACGCCATAAGCTGCCCGACGAGCGCGAGGCTACCGCTGTCGGCGAGGTGCTCGGCGTTTTCGAGATCCTGCAGATACCATCGCGTCTTCGTGATGGTGCGCGGCGCAATGCTGCCGCCCCATACGGCGCGGAGGTTGTCGACGAGCGGCGAATCGAGGTCGAGGTCGCGTAAGACCTCGGGCTCGGGCGGCTGAAACGTCGAGACGCCTAAGAGGGCGTCTCGGATCTCCCTAGCGCGTGCGAGAAAGGGAAGTGCCACGCCGCATAGAGAATCACGGCGATTTAACTTGACTCACGCAACTAATAGTGTTCGCGCGCGTCGGTCTGTAACCAGCTTGTTACCGGAATCCTGTAGGTCAAGAAGAGCTGCAGGCGATGCTCGTGTGAGGGCAACTGCTCGCCCGATACCCAGCGACTAACATTCGACTTAGACACGCGCACGCGAGCTGCAACCTCGGTGCCGCTCGACAGACTAACAACCGCCAACAAGAGCCGCTGCCCGCGTACGCGTTCTGTCATGTGCGCTAGTGCCTTTCGTCGAAGCGCTGGTGCCAGCGCTGGTGCCAAGCGATCTCACGCAAACAGAGCTTGCAGGTAACGTCGCCCTTCGACGTGGTTACCTGCTTGCTGGTACGACCGCATAACGTCTTGTCCGGAGTGACGCGGCCCGAGCTCTTATAGTGAGTGACCCTCGCTCGGCTCATCGCTGAAAAGCCTTCGACGCCTCATAAGGATCGAACACGGCTTGTGTCTCGTCAATCTCTTCGCCGTTGTCGTTCACGGGCCGATTGCGACCATTGCGCGGCAGCACAGCGGGCGCGCCGTCGTGCTCTTCTTGTGCGCCCGCGAGTGAGCGCGGCTCCCAACATGCGAGGGCGAGCGAGTCGTACCGATCGGGACTGCGGCCGATGAGCTTACGGATGTCGTCTTTTGGAGTGACCTTCGTAATGCCGCGCTTGCCGAAGATGTATTTGAACTGTTGCATCTCTTTCGCGAGCTTCGTGTCAGTCAGGATGCCGCCGCCCGACTTGATCCACTCTTCGAGGTTGCGCGTGAGCTCGTCGCGCGCGCGATCGTAGATGTCGGGCCGACGCTGCGCTTTGCCCGACGCCTTCACGCTCTCGAGTTCAAAGGGCGGCGCATTCACGTGCTCGGGCTCTTCGACGTACTGTTGCAGCTTGATATGCAGGTCGCTACCAATCTTGCCCTCGCGATCGATGACGACGACCGGCGTCTCGCGCGGCAGCTGCCAATCGCTGATGACCTTGAGAATGAGCGACACGTGTTGGTCGACGGTCAAGCCGCTCTGAAGAATGAGCGCGAGGTGCTTTTGCCCGCGGCGCACGCTGATGGCGGTCTCGTCGCCCGTGCCTGTCTCGCCAGCAGGGTCGACGCCGAGGTACAAGCGGCCCGCGTCGGAGACTTCATGCCAGCGCTTCTCGGCCTCGATGATCGCGTGCGTGCTGAAGATGCGCGACTCTTCGTTGAGCGCGAAGTCGCCCTTGACGCGGATCAAATACGCCGCCGAGTTTTCGCCCCACTCTTCTTTCTTCTCCTCGACGTACCCGCGCGTCGCGAGCCCCGGGATGATGATCTGCCCGGATATCGCGTTGGGCGTCTCTTCGCTGCTTACAGTGATTTGAAAGTAGAAGCGCGACTTCGAGTGAAAGGCGTCGAAGAACTCGCCCTCGTTTCGGGTCGGGTTGCCGAAGAGCACAATCTTGGCGCCGCCCGCACGGTTGCCCTCGATGGCCTCGAAGATGAGCGAGGGGATGCCGCTCGCCTCGTCGAGCAAGAAGAGCAAGCGCGAGCCCGAGATGCCGGCGATGGCTTCGGCCTCGCGCGCCGTAAGCCCCGTGATTTCTCGGAAGTCGTGCGACTTGAGGCCCGTGCGCGCGAGGTCGCCACACTGTCCGTCAATGACCGCGGAGTGCTCGCACGGCGTCGGGATAAAGAAGCCCTCGGGGTCCTTGCGCTTGCAGTCGATGCACCGGCCCGAGCGCGCGCGCTGCATGCGCACCTCGCGCCATAGGATCTGATCGACCTGACGCGCCGTCGTCGAACTCATGATCGCGCGCGCGTCGGGCATCGAGTACCACCACAGCGCGATCGCTGCCGCCGACGTGCTCTTGCCCGTCTTGTGTCCCGACTTCACGGCGACGCGATCGTGATCGCGCACGGCATTCAAGATGTCGATCTGCTTGTGCCATGGCTCATAGCCGAGCACGTTGCGCACGTACCCGACCGGGTCTTGCGCGTACTGCATGGTCGGGAATCGAATCCCTGTCGTGAGCGACAACGCCTCGCGGCACGCGACAAGCAGCTCGCCGCTCATCGAGCGCAGCACGAGGCTGTCGTCGACGTCGCGCTTGCTCACACGCCGAGTGACCTCTTGCGCGATCGACGGCGTCGCCATTCACCACCCCATCAGGTCTTGCAGCCGTGCCCAAGCCGAAGCCGAGTAGCGTTGTTGCAGTGCCGCGCGCCCGTACTCGCCGCTCTCGTAAAAGCCGCGCGCGTACGAATACGCGCGCATGAGCGCTTCTTGACGCGAGCACAAGTGCTCGCGCCAATCGTCGTCGGACATCTGGAGTAACCGCGGAGTCATTCGCCCTCGGCGCGCTCGGCTTCGAAGTACTCGCCAAGCGCAGTGGTGAGATCTTTCAGTGCTGCAGGGTGCTTCTCGAGTGTCTTGACGATCATGCGCTGCAAGCGCTTCCAAGCCGGGTGCTCGCGCACGATGCGATCTTCGGTCCGCTCTTGATCGCGCTCAAGCTTCGCGCGCAGCACGAGCAGCTTGGTCTTGCTGTCGGCGAGCTTGACGGCTTGCGAGGCCAGCAAGTTGGGCTGCCGCAGCTGTTTACGGACGATCGCCAGCATGTGCATGCAGTCTTCGAGGGCGGTCGGCGGCGGGCCCTCGGGCTCTTCGGCGACGTCGTTGGCCGGGCCCGGCGACACGGGTGCGGGCGCGTCGAGCTCGGCGGCGAGCCGCGGCGGCAAGGGCAGGGCAGCGTCGAGCACGCCCGCCGCCGTGTGGTCCCAAGCGGCGACGGGCACGCCGTACACGGCCTGAATGCTCGCCCGCAGCTCGGCGCCCGGGCGACGCTGCCCGTGCAGCCAGCCCGACACGAGGGCCCGGTGCCGCGTGCCCGTGTCGCGCATGATCTTCGTGAGCGACAAGCCCTTCGTCGCCTCGCGGAAAAGTCGCTCGCCCTCGGTCTTCGGCTCGTCGAAGGGCTTCTGTCGGCCCGTGCTGACGTCGGCGCCCTTGCGCCTCACGCGGGCACCTCGTCGTCGACGAGGGCCTTGCCCTCACGCACGTAGCCCACGGCGAGCTCGTGCCCGATGCGCGCCGTGGGCTCGTCGCCGTAGCGCCAGCATAGGTCCCCGACGCTGCGATAGGTCTCGTCGTCGGTAAGGACCATCGTCTCGAAGATCTGCGGCTGCTCGTATACGCCCATGTCCAGCCCGAGCCATACCGTCGACACCCGCACGGGCTCGCCTTGCGGCGTGGTGAGGCGGGTCACGGCGACGCGCTTGTAGCGCAGCATGTTGTGCAGCACGGCCCATGCGTGCGCGTTGAGCGGTCGCCCTTGCCGGTCGCGGTAAGCAATGATGCGCGAGCGCCTCATGCGCCAACGATGGTCTTGATAAAACCACGGCCCGAGGTCGCGACGGATGGCGTTGACCTTGATGCGCCAACGACGTTCACGGCGTCGGGTCATCAGTAGCCCTCGGGTAAGTGCGCAATAACAGCACGACGCAAGAGCAACGCCTCAATGCATGCATTCGCCTCGGCGAGGTCTTGCAGCTGCTGCCTAGGCGAGCTGAGGTTGATCGCTTCGATCAACAGCTGAAACTCCGCTTGCCCTTTGCGCCGTTGCCAGACGCCGAGCGCGTCGTCGAGCCGCTCAAGCTCTCGCCTTTTGTCGAGCGGCGGCTTTTGGGATTCTTCACGCCCTTCTTCACGCCCTTTGCGTCGTCGGGTCATTTGATCAGATCCTGTATTTTCTGAGCCTCGTCATTCGTGAGGTCTGCCACGTCAAAGCATTGCCGTGCCATCGACCAAAGCTCGCCGAGGTGCATGCTGAGCTGCGGATAGCCCATCGCGTCGCAGATGCCCGCGGCGCCCGACAGAAACAGTTCCGCGATGCGCTGCCGCGCTTCGCTGCCGGAATATTTGAAGTCGGGCGTAACCTTCGGCCGAAGCGTCACGAGCCGCACCTCGACCCAACCGTCGGCAAGCGTGCGCTTTTCTATTTCGAAGTTCATTCGAGCGCTCCGTCGAGATTGTCCGGGTCAAGCCCGAGCAAGATTGCGACCGCTCGAAGCACTCGCGCGCGCTCTTTAGTTGTGAGCGCGTCGAGCGCGATCAACGTGTTGTGTGCCGCGGCGAGAACTCTTGTCTGCCGTTCATTCAATCCAGTTGCGTCGTCGATCGTGCTGTCAGATTCCATGTGTCAACCTTTCTGTTAGTCCGAAAACTGCCCGGATTTTTTTCTCGGG